TACCGCATCTTCCGCGTGGACAACCTCCACGGCGTGGCTTCGTAATAGAAGCAGCGGTAACGAACCGAACGGGGGAGGGCGAAAGCCCTCCCCTTTTCTTTTCTACATACTAGTATGGCAAACCCCTACGACTTCAGTGTATTTCCCGAAGACATCAAGGATCGGTATCCAGAGAGCGTCAATCCTCTGCTGCCGACATATTTCCGTTTCTCTATTCAGCGTTTGCCTAATGTGACTTATTTCTGTCAGACCGCCTCTCTGCCGACCGTGACGATGGGAGAGGTGCTGATGCCCACTCCGTTTGCAACAGTAAAGCAGCCAACCAAACTAGACTTTGATGAATTAAGCATCACCTTCTTAGTGGATGAGCGTATGCGTAATTGGTTGGAAATATTCAACTGGATGCGATCAACCACTCAAGTAGAAGACTTCACAGAGTTTGCTGCCGCCAATACCCACCTCACAACGGCAAACCTCATCATATTGAACAGCAACAAGAATCCAAAAATCAATGTGACATTCGAGGGGCTGTATCCGCGAACACTCGGGTCTATTGATTTTACCACTACTCTAATGGATCCAGAGCCGTTCCAATGCACGGCAACATTCGCGTACAGGAATTACAATATAGAAGTCATGTGATTGCTTCTTGACTCTCTGTGCTGTTGTTGTAGACTACGCGCACGGAGATTCATATGACATTGGACGAAATTCGTACAGAACTAGAGCGGGACATGGTGTTGGATCAGGCGGCTCTTGACCTAGAGTCGCTGAAGATCCCGCAACTACACAGCAAGTACCTGAACTTTCTCATGGACGAACGCCTTGTGCAGCGGAAGGCAGAGGCTGATTACAGCATTCTGCTCCGAGCAAAGTGGGAGTACTACACGGGAAAGATGTCGCAAGAAGAGTTAGATTCGCGTGGATGGCAACCGTTTGCCCTCAAGATTCTGCGCCAAGACATCGACCTGTATTTGAACTCCGATACCGATCTGATCAAGTTACAGCAGAAGACGCATTACCAGAAGGAAAAGGTTGCGCTGCTTGAAGAGGTGGTAAGGGAATTGAACACTCGCCATTGGAAGATACGAAACGCTATTGAGTGGAGAAAGTTCACCAATGGTGAGTGAGTTCCTTCGCACAGACCCTGCCAACTGGTGGGTTGATCGAATGTATCTGCAAGACGCTTTTGCGGCTGCACGACACAGCACCGATCCACGAACACAGGTTGGTGCTGTGCTGGTTGTTCCCACTAAAGGTGTCTTGTTGTCTGCGTGGAATCATGTGCTTCCGCAGTTGGAATCGGCTGGATACCCACGAACACCCGAAACAAAAAACTACTGCACCGAACACGCCGAACGAGCAGTCATATTCAAGGCAATCAAAAATGGATTGCCTACAGAAGGACTCACCATGTACTGCACATGGGCTGCTTGCGCTGAATGCTCTCGTTGCATTATTGGATTCGGTATCAGGAGGGTTGTGACTCTTTATCGACTTGTTGAGCGTACAGATAAACGGTGGAGCGATTCCATTCGCACTGGCTTGGAGATGATGGAAGACGCAAGAATACAGGTTGTTGGGTGGAAGGGAAGCCTCGGCACTAAATACAGTATACGGTTCAGCGGATCGGAGATCACAGACGAGGACTTGATTTGATGTTTGACCTTGATGTGAGCGCAGTGGATTCGGTTTATGTTCGTGTGCAATGCGACAGAGGCATCGCACATGAACTGTCCGACTACTTCACATTCAAGGTTCCTGGCTACAAGTTCATGCCCGCGTATCGTTCCCGTCTGTGGAACGGTGAGATCAAACTGTACAACATCCACAGCCAACTCATCTACGCGGGTTTGGTGGACTACATCAAGAAGTTCGCGGACGAGCGGCAGTACACCGTTACTTTTCCTGCGCGAAACGAAATCAACATCACGCCTGACGCTGTGAGAAAGTTCATGCAGGACTTCTTGCAGGTTCATGTGGGCGGCAAGAAGGTGGACGCACACGAACACCAAGTAAACGCAGTACACCACGCCATGCAGCAGGAGCGGTGTTTGCTCTTGTCTCCCACAGGCAGCGGCAAGAGCCTCATCATCTACACGCTCCTGCGGTACTACTTGGACAAGATCCCTTCGGACAAGAAGGTGCTGATCGTGGTTCCAACGGTGTCTCTTGTAGAGCAGATGCTGTCAGATTTCACGGACTACTCGTCTGCGAACGGGTGGAGCGTGAAGAGCAACTGCCACAAGATCATGTCAGGCGAAGAAAAGAACAGCGACAAGCGGGTGGTGGTGTCCACTTGGCAGAGCATATACAAGCAGAGCGAGAAGTGGTTTCAGCAGTTTGGTGCAGTGGTTGGTGACGAGGCTCATCTGTTCAAGTCGAAGTCGCTTACTGCCATCATGTCCAAACTAAAGACCTGTCCGTATCGTGTGGGAACCACGGGAACACTGGACGGAACCAATACTCACAAATTGGTGCTTGAAGGACTTTTTGGAAAGGCTTACGAAGTCACCAAAACAAAAACTCTCATGGAGAAGCAAATACTCAGCGATCTAAAGATTGAGTGCTTGCTGCTGTCGTATCCTGATCTTGACCGCGAGTCTGTGAGGCGAGCAAAGTATCAAGACGAAATCAAGTGGATCATTGGCTCCAAGCGGCGGAATGCATTTATTGCAGGTATGTGTCAGCGACTCAAAGGCAACACCCTGATACTATTTCAATTTGTCGAAGATCACGGAAAGGTGCTAAATAGTCTTGTGAGGGCTTGCGTTTCTCCCGAGCGTAAGGTATTCTTTGTGCATGGTGGTACGGAGGCTGCGGACAGAGAAGAGATTCGGAAAATCGTTGAGAGTGAATCCGATGCGGTGATCATTGCATCATACGGCACATTCAGCACAGGAATCTCTATCCGCCGCCTCCACAACATCATATTCGCCTCGCCGTCCAAGTCCCGCATTCGTGTCCTACAGAGCATAGGGCGACAGTTGCGGGTGTCCCAAGACAAAACGGTGGCGCGACTTTACGACATCGGTGATGACCTTTCGTGGAAATCTTGGAAAAACCACACGCTACGACACATGAACGAGCGTATGAGATTGTACGAAGCGGAAGGGTTTGAACACAAACTAGTCAAGATACAGTTAGGAGAAGACGCATGAGAAGATCAAAGAAGTCGGAACTCAGAGTCTTCAAACTTCGTAGCGGTGAAGAGATCATTGCGAAGGTTGCTGGCAAGTCGAAGGACAAGATCAAGTTGCAGCGTCCCATGAAGATCGTGGAGAACTATCAGACCGATCCTTTCACGGGAACAAAGCGTCAGTTTGTGTTTTTCACTAATTGGCTCGGAAACACGGCAGAACTGTCTGCTGATATTCCTCTTGACTTTATTGTGGTGGAACTGTCTCCTGATCCTGACATGATCTCTCTGTATTCTCGGCAGACAGAAATAGAAGACACAAATAACACCCCTGCTCCAAAGAATCCAAAGTCTCTGTTTCCAAACATGAGCGAAGCAGACATTCAGAAAATGTCTGATGAGATTGACGAGAAACTAGAAGAGATGCTGAAGCAGTTGGCTAGTGAAGACGCTCAAGGACTGTCTGGTAGCGACATTACCCCCACGGGAATGGATTGGGACGCTTCAAAGCCTCCAGTTAATCCTCTTCCGTTTACCCCACCGTTGCCTTTCACGAATTCGGAAACGAACATTCCCCCGCGATTGCCGAGTTCTATTGTGTTCAGCGTTAGCATCCCGCAGGACATACTTGCTGCTTGGGTAGAGAGCGGATTCCTTGACTACCTGAAAGACAGCGTTCAAGACTTCATCAGCACTGATTTCATGGAAGAAATCATGAATGATGATGAGGACGAGGTTCCTCAGAAGCCAAAGAAGAAAAGGAACAGGCGCGAAAAGATTTCCAAGGACGAGTGGAAAGAACCCACTGATGATCTGAAGCAGAAGCCCAACTACGGCAACAGCCACGAAGACTGGTCGCCGTACCTGAAGGACTACTTGCCAGAGCAAGAGCCTCCAAAAAATGAAGATGAGGGTTGACAAAAGCACTACATGATGGATAATGATCCGTGAAAGGCATACGATGGCAAAAAAGAAAAGTGAACATTACATAGACAATCAGCAGTTTTTTGAAGAGATGCGCGAGTGGAAAATGCTTGTGAATGCAGCAGACAAGGCGGGATCTCCGCACCCACCTGTCACGCACTACATTGGCGAGTGCTTTATGAAGATTGCGGAGAACCTGTCCCGCAAGCCGAACTTCATCAACTATCCGTATCGTGACGAGATGATCTCGGACGGCATAGAAAACTGCTTGCTGTACGCATACAACTTTGATCCGTCCAAGTCCAAGAACCCGTTCTCGTACTTCACACAGATCATCTACTACGCTTTCCTTCGCCGCATTCAGAAGGAGAAGAAGCAGGCGTACATCAAACTGAAGAAGATTGAGATGAGCGATGTAGACTCGCAGATGAAGAAGTGGTTCCGTGAGAACTACCTGAAGGTTGGCGACAACTTTGAGACTCTACCCACATTCCTCACCGAAAACGACATCAACTCGTTTGAGAAGAAGACGGGTGAGGCTGAAATCGTTGTGGATGAGCCACTAGAAAAGCCGAAGAAGACCACGAAGCCAAAGAAGCCTTCAAAGCCGAGGGCAAAGAAGCCTTCAGAGCCAAAGGCAAAGGTTTCAAAGAAAGGCAAGAAGAAGTGAAGATTGCCATCGTGACGGACACGCACTTTGGTGCGCGTAATGATTCCCCTGTATTCATGGAACACTTCATGCGGTTCTTTGACCGCGTGTTCTTTCCTCGCATCCAAGCGGAAGGCATCACCACCATTATTCACATGGGCGATTTTCTTGATCGCCGCAAGTTCGTGAACTTCCTCACGCTGAATGCTGTCCGTAATGGTTTTGTGAAGCGGCTTGAAGAGAGCGGTGCGGTCATGCACTGCATTCTTGGCAACCACGACATCTTCTTCAAGAACAAGAGCGAGGTAAACTCGCTTCAGGAACTGTTCTCCGACAAGTTCGTGGTGTATGACAAGCCAACCACTGTTGAGTTCGACGGCACACCGATTGCGCTGCTGCCGTGGATCAACAAGGAGAACGAAGCGGAATCCCTGAAGTTCATTGCGGAAACTCCTGCCGAAATCCTCTGTGGTCACCTTGAACTGAACGGCTATCAGGTGCTGCGGAACACGCCGTTTGATGGCGGTATGAGTCCCGAGCCATTCAAGCGGTTCAAGGCTGTGTACACAGGACACTTCCATACTCGTCATTCACGCGAGAACATCCACTATTTGGGATGTCCCTACCAAATCACCATGAATGACTACGGTGACAAGAAGGGATTCCACATTCTTGACACCGAAACCAGTGAGTTGGAGTTCGTCAAGAATCCGCATACGATCTTCACGCAGATTCGCTACGATGACAGCGAGGTGAGTGAGACTACCCATATCAAGGTGGACGAAGAGCGGACACGGGGCAAGTTTGTCCGCATCATCGTGGAGCAGAAGACAAAGCCGTATCTGTTTGAGAAGTTCGTTGATTCGGTGTACTCCACTAGCCCACACGGTGTTACCATTATTGAAGACCTGCAAGCGGATCAGAGCGGCGGGGACAGCGAAACGGTGGATTTGAGCGAAGACACGATCAGCATCATCAACAAGGAGATTGAAGCCCTACAGAACATCTCCGATCCGAAGCGACTGAAGACACTTGTGCGTGAACTGTATGCGGAGTGCATTGCAAACGAGAGTGCCAAGCCATGATTACATTCAACAAGATACGATGGAAGAATCTCCTAAGCACGGGAAACTATTTCACGGAAGTGCAGTTGGACAAGCACACCACCACACTCATCTGCGGTGAGAATGGTGCGGGCAAGACCACCATGTTGGATGCCCTGACCTTTGTGCTGTACGGTAAGCCGTTCCGAAACATCAATCTGCCGCAGATCGTAAACTCCATCAATGGCAAGGACTGCGTGGTGGAGATTGAGTTCACCATGAACGGACACGCATACAAGGTAGTCCGTGGGCTGTCTCCGAAGGTATTCACGATTGAGAAGGACGGCAAGACCGTTGAGCAGACGGCTAACGCGAAGGACTATCAAGCCATTCTTGAGGGGCAAATCCTCAAGATGAACTACAAGACATTCTGTCAGGTTGTGATTCTTGGCTCCACGAACTATGTGCCGTTCATGCGACTTCCTGCTGCTGATCGCCGCAACATCGTGGAGAACCTGTTGGATATTGATGTGTTCTCCAAGATGAACGAGGCTCTGAAGAATCGCATCTCCTCCACGAAGGAAGAACTGCGTGGAGTGGAGTCGCAGATTTCTACCCTCAAACTGAAGATAGAACACAAGGCGGACATGATCGCCAAGATTGAGGAAAAGTCCGACAGTCAGTTGGAATCGTACAACAAGTCTCTAGCGGAAGAGCAGACAGCACTCACGGCACTGCTTGAGCGGAAGGCTAACCTACAAAGCGAGATTGCTGCGCTTGCAGAGAGCGTGGCATCTGTGGACAAGCAGCGTGACTCCATCTCGCAGATGACTGCTTTACGGAAGCAGATGCAGTCCAGTGTGAAGAAGGTTCAGGAGGAGAAGTCTTTCTATGAACAGAACGAGGAGTGTCCTGTGTGCAAGCACGGATTGCCTGACGAGTTCCGTCAGGACATGATCGGCAAGAAGGACTCCCGCGAGATTGAGTTGGTCACAGCACTTCAAAAAATGCAGACGATGCTTGAGGACGCACGAACCAAACTAGACAAGTCTACAGAGGTTCTGTCCCTCATCGAATCCAAGAAGCAGGAGTCCCACAAGACGGATTCTGCTATTGCATCCTCCAAGAAGTACATGAAGCAGTTGCAGGATCTGTCCCGCAAGACTGAAGAGGAGAAGGGATCGGTGCAGACCGAGCGGGACGGCATGGCTGCTCTACAGACGGAGGAGCAGGGCGCGGAAGCGCAGCGAAAGGAGTTCGTGGAGGATCTTCACACAATGGAGATCGCCACGGTGCTGCTGAAGGACAGCGGCATCAAGCGCAAGATCATTCGTAAATACATTCCTGCTCTCAACAAAATCATCAACAAGTACTTGATTTCAATGGATTTCTTCGCGCAGTTCACCCTGAACGAGGACTTTAATGAAATAATCAAGAGCCGCCACCGCGATGAGTTTTCGTATGATAATTTCAGTGAGGGTGAAAAATTGAGAATCGACCTGTCCCTCTTGCTAGCGTGGCGAGACATTGCTAGAATGAAGAACAGTGCCAACACGAACCTTCTCATCTTGGACGAGGTATTTGATTCTTCTTTGGATGCCGTGGGTACTGAAGAGGTCATCAAGATCCTACAGAGCATGGGCGGTTCAAACAACATATTCGTGATCTCCCACAAGTCGGATCAACTGCTAGACAAGTTCCAAAACATCTTGACCTATAAGAAGGTCAACAACTTCAGCAAACTATGCTAACCATGACTCGGAAACTGTCCAACGAACGCGCTCGCAACATTCTGTCGGGAGGCGAAGAGCCTGATTTCTCTTCCGTTTCCGCTGATGCCGATACCGATTTGCTTTTGGAAAAAGCCATCCATTGGTATCGGCAAAATTTCAATCAGTCCGAAGCAAAGCGATGGGTTGCAGGCTGGCTTGAAGCACAGGGACGAGAAGACGATGCGAAGGCTGTGTCCCGTGCGTCCAAGAATCATCTGAAACTCATTTCCCCGTATTGCCGCTGCGTGACCCGTGGATTTCCTGTAAACGAGCAGCAGAGCGAGTTCATTCGCAAGAATGTGGATGAACTGTTGGATTACGCACGAAAGCGTGTACCCGCAGACACGGCGGAACGAGTCAGTGTTCAAGATCGTATTGAAGCAAAGGCAAACGAGATGCTGACCGCACTTGAGCCTGTGCTTGATCTGGCTATGGAGTGTGTAGTGTCTTCTCGCAAGAAGCCCAATCCCCTCATGGATTGGATCAAGGGTGCAGACCTGAACAAGCCAATGGCTACGGTTGCCCTGAACCGCCTACAGTCAAACTATGCGGATCTAAAGGCAGCACACGACAAGACCGATCCTGATCTTGTGGAGGGATATTCCTATCTCAAGCCCAAGAGCCTGAAGTATTTGGTCGGATATTATGAAGAGGCGATTCAAAATCTGAATGACCGCATCGGCGTTCTCCGAGCGTCCCGCAAGCCTCGCAAGCGCAAGCCCAAGAGCGCACAGACACAGATCAAGGGATTGAAGTTCTTGTCAAGATGTGAAACCTTTGGTGTTGACTCTGCGAAGGCAAGTGATATCATTGGGTCGCAAGGCTTCATCATGTTCAACACCAAGAACAACAAGGCTACGGTTTTTGTGGCAGTGGAACCCAAGAGCGGACTGTCCGTGAAGGGGTCTACGATCATGGGATTTGATTCGGCAAAGTCCTTTGAAAAGACTGTCCGCAAGCCTGAAGACTTTGTGAAGAATGCCGATGGATGCAGAAAGAGTTTTACCGCTGCGGTGCGTTACCTCAACGGCGTGAAGACGAAGGCGGGAGTTCCCACGGGTCGTGTCAACAAGCACTGCCTTATTCTACAGGTACAGAAATGATTCTCGTAGACAACACACAGGTTTTGATGTCCTCCATCTTTGCACAGCAACGGGACATCGGTGCGATTGATGAACATCTTGTGCGGCACATGGTGCTGAACACATATCGTATGTACCGCAAGAAGTTCTTCCGCGAGTACGGGGAACTGGTGATCTGTCAGGACGGTGGAGCGTCTTGGCGGCGTGAATACTTTCCCATGTACAAGGCAAAGCGCAGGGCTGACCGCAAGGAGAACCCCGAGCAGTGGGAGCGGTTCTACGGCATCATCAACACCATCCGCGATGAAGTCGCGGAAAACTTCCCGTACAGGAACATGATTGTGCAGGGCTGCGAAGCCGATGACATCATTGCATTCTTGACAAAGCGATACGCCCCCACCGAGAAGGTTCTCATCTTGAGCGGGGACAAGGATTTCGGTCAACTGCAACTACATCCTGGCGTAGTTCAGTATTCTCCCCTACTGAAGAAGTTCATCACTGTGGAGAATCCCAAGCAGTATCTGCTTGAACACATCATTAAGGGAGACTCCTCTGATGGTGTTCCAAACATTCTTTCTGACGATGATTCATTCGTGGACGAGTCCAAGCGACAGAAGCCTGTGACGAAGAAGCGAATGGAAGAAATCTTGGAGTCCTACGCCGATACAGGTAGTATTCCCGACAAGTATTCCGCTAACTGGAATCGCAACAAGACTCTGATTGACTTGCTGCACATTCCTGTGGAGTACGAAGAAAGAATAGAATCGGAGTGGAATAAACCTTTTACGCCCTCTCGCGCCAAGATACTGAACTACATGATTGAGAAGGGGCTACGCAACCTGATTGAGGACATCGGAGATTTCTGAAATGAGTAGAAGCAATGACTGGAGCGAATACGACCGCGACCCTAGTGCGAGAAAGGCGCGTAGAAGCGTAGATCGCAAGCACAAAAGCGCGAGGCGGCACGATGAAAAGCAGCAACTCAAGGATTATGTGGATGATTTGAACGCAGGACGAAAGGACTTTAACTATGACGAGTACGAAGACAATGACTAACTCCATCACCATCTCAAAGCGGACTCTTGAAATCCTCAAGAACTTCGCGTCCATCAACTCTGGCATCATCGTGAACGAGGGCAACACCCTGAACACGCTGTCGTCCACGAAGAACATTCTTGCGGAAGCCAAGGTTGGCGAGACTTTCACGAAGTCGTTTGCCATTTGGGACTTGAACAAGTTCCTTGGAACCGTGAGCCTGTTCAAGGATCCAGAGTTCGTGTTTGAGGAGAACTACATCACGGTGAAGAGCGGCAAGTCCAGTGTGCGGTACTACTACTGCGACCCGAAGTTGGTGACTTCCACAAGCAAGAAGATTGCCATGCCGTCCCCCGTGGTGCAGTTTGACCTCACCGCAAAGGATTTCGCGGACATCATCAAGGCAGCGTCCGTGCTTCAGGTGGGACACCTGTGCGTCCGCTCGTCTGCTGACGGCTCCAAGATTGAACTTGCCGCCACGGACAAGGGTGATGTGACCTCCAACTTCTATTCGCTTGTGGTGGGAGACAACACTTCAGGAGCCACATTTGAGTTCATCTTTGATGTGGAGAACCTGAAGATACTGCCTGGCGACTACACCGTTGCCATTTCCGAGAAGGTTGTTTCGTCCTTCTCCAACAAGAATGAACCGCTGACCTATTGGATTGCTCTGAACGCTGACTCTACTTACGAGGGTTGATTCGTGACTAAAACTGAAACCGTGAAGGGTCTTTGGGTTGAGTCTTACAGACCACAGACCGTGGAAGACTGCATTCTGCCAACGGAAACGCATGAGAGTTTCATGCGGATGGTTGAGCGGGGAGAACCACAGAACCTCCTGCTGTCGGGAGGACCAGGCTGTGGCAAGACCTCCGTGGCGAAGGCACTTTGTAATGATCTTGGTTGTGACACCATGATCATCAACTGCTCGGAGGACGGGAACATTGACACGCTCCGCACGAAGATTAGGAGTTTCGCTTCCACCGTGTCCTTGACCGATGGGGTCAAGAAGGTCGTGATCTTGGACGAGTTTGACTATTCAAACGCACAGTCCACTCAACCCGCCCTTCGCGGTTTCATTGAAGAGTTTGCGGACAACTGCCGCTTCATCCTGACTTGCAACTTCAAGAACAGGGTGATTGAGCCGCTGCACTCACGATGCACCTGCATTGACTTCCGCATTCCGTCCAAGGAGAAGCCTGCTCTCGCGGTGAAGTTCCTGAAGCGGGCAGCGGAAATCCTTGAAGCGGAGGGGGTGCAGTACGATGAGAAGGTGGTAGCCCAACTCATTATGAAGTACTTCCCCGACTTCCGCCGTACCCTGAACGAGTTGCAGCGGTACGCCGCGAACGGCAAGATTGATGTGGGCATCCTGAACAGCGTGGGTGATGTGGCTGTGAAGGAACTCATCAAGCACATGAAGTCCAAGGATTTCGGTGCTGTCCGCAAGTGGGTGGTGGAAAACTTGGACAACGACCAGACCCGCATCTTCCGTGCGATCTACGACAGCCTGTACGAGACTGCGGAGCCTGGCTCCATTCCTCAAGCCATTCTTGTGCTTGGCGACTATCAGTACAAGGCAGCGTTTGCAGCCGACCATGAGATCAATCTCACGGCGTGTCTTGTGCAGTTGATGATGGAGGTGAAGTTCAAGTGAGCCACCAACTGACGGATTATTTGAATGCCATCAATGTGAACAAGGAACCGCTCTTGGACGAGAGCGAGTCGTACACGAAGCAGTCGTATCCACCGTTCGTGGTGACGCGCTGCCTATCGTATTTCCCTGACACACTGTTCGCCGCGAACGAGATGAACATCCGCCCCCACTTGGATTCAAAAATGCACTTTGACTTCCTGCGGGGTGCGGTGCGTCCTCGCAAGCGGTTCTCCAAGTGGCTGAAGCGGGAGGAAGACACCCGCGTAGCCGCTCTTGTGGAGTACTACGGCATCTCCACGCGGAAGGCACGGGAAGCCCTGTCCGTGCTGTCTGACGCGGATATGGAGGAGATTCTAGCGGCTGTGGACAAAGGTGGAAAGCGGCGTTGATCTAAATAGTTCCGTGTCTGTTCAATATTTGGGAGTGAACGCAACATGGAACAAAACGAACGCTACATCGACCTTGAGACAACCGATCTGCTTGAGGTCACGCTACAGAAACCTGATGACTTCTTGAAAGTCCGTGAAACGCTGACCCGCATTGGCGTATCGTCCCGAGCCGAAAAGAAGTTGTGGCAGTCCTGCCATATCCTCCACAAGAAGGGCAAGTACTACATTGTCCACTTCAAGGAGATGTTTGCGCTTGACGATCTACCCACCTCCATCAACACCGAAGACACTGGACGGCGGAACACCATTGCGTGTCTGCTTGAGGAGTGGGGATTGGTGAAGATCGTGGACAAAGCCAAGATCACGGACAAGGTTCCCCTGAACAAAATAAAGATTCTGCCCTTCAAGGAGAAGGGGGAGTGGGAACTGTGTCCGAAATATCATATTGGTCGTTCAAAGAAAAACATGAAGCCCGAAGAGTGATTTGAGAGCATACATAATGGTGACAAGGAGATTTCATAATGAACCTAGTGATCAAGTTCCCGACTCGTAATCGTCCCGACAAGTTCAAGGCTGTGTTTACGCGCTATCTTACCTTCCTCAGTGGACGGCATGATGTGCGTTTCATCGTCACGATGGACGAAGACGATCCCACGATGAACAACCCAGAGATGCAGCAGTGGTTTGCCACTCGCGCACAGAACGCGCAGATTGAGTGCTTCTACGGCAACTCCAAGAGCAAGATTGAGGCTTGCAACGCGAACCTAGAGGGCGTGGACGGCGATGTGCTGCTGCTTGCGTCCGATGACATGGTTCCCGTGCAGATGGGTTACGATGACATCATTGCCAAGGTGTACGAGCAGGCTTTCCCTGACTACGATGGCGCAATCAAGTTCTGGGATGGTCTGCGTCCAAAGGAAGACCCGCTGATGACCCTGACGGTCATGGGATTCCCACTCTACAAGCGATTCGGCTACATCTACAATCCTGAATACAAGTCCCTGTACTGCGACAACGAGCAGACACAGGTGTGCGCTGCGTTGAACAAGTTGCGCCGCTGTGATATCTGCATTATTCAGCACCAGTGGACACATGAACCGTTTGACACGCTTCACGCCCGTAACGAAAACGCGGAAATGTACGGGATTGATGGTGAAACCTTTGAGCGGCGCGCCGCAAACAAGTTTGATATGGAGACTATGTTCTATGCCAGTACCAGCAAGTGAAATCAAGTTCAGTATTCTCATTTTGTCCATCCCGTCCCGTTTTGAATCGCTAAAGGCGGCGGTCAATCATCTACAGGAACAAGCCGATGCCACGGGGCAGGGCAAGTCTGTTGAGATTCTTGTCCTGCTTGACAACAAGTCCAAGAGTATTTCCGAAAAGCGCAATGATCTCCTGCAAATGGCACGGGGCAAGTATATCGCGTTCTTGGACGATGACGATGCCGTCAGTAAGGACTACATGAGCAAGATCCTGAAGGCTATTGACGAGAACGATGTGGACTGCATCTCGTTCAACCAGTGGTGCAGCCTTGACGGTGAGCCGATGGATGTGGAGTTCGGCATCGGCAATCCGCATGGACACCTGTGGCGCGACGAGGACGGCTTCCTTGGAGACATCAAGCGTCCTCCTTACCATATGTGTCTGTGGCGGCGGGAGATTGCAATCACCGAGGCATTCAATCCCGTGTATGGTGCCAACGGTCAGTCCACGGAAGACATTGACTGGCTCATGCGTCTGTATCCCAAGATTCAGACCGAGCATCACATCCCCGATGCACTTCACGGCTACATTTACAACTCAAAGACCACTGAATCGCTCGTTCCACAGGAGCAGCAGTGAAGGTAATCTCCTACAGTCTGTGGGGAGACAAGCCCACATATACGGTTGGTGCGGTTCGGAATGCGGATCTAGCAGCGAAACTGTTCCCTGATTGGACTTGTGTGTTTTACTGCTTTCAGTCTGTTCCCGCAGAAATAATCGCCCAGTTGGAATCTCGTCCGAATGTGCTTGTTCGGCGGGTGGAGGGTGATTACAATACCGCAGATAGCCGTGGTATGTTCCACCGTTTCCTTCCCGCAGACGAAGAGGGCGTAGAGTACATGATGAGCCGCGATACAGATTCCCGTCTGTCCGAGCGTGAGCGGCTGGCGGTTGACGCTTGGATTGCCAGTGGTGCGGATCTTCATTTGATGCGCGACCATCCGTATCACGGTGTTCCCATGCTTGGCGGTATGTGGGGCGTAAAGGGCGGCAAACTCAAGGGCATCTCCCGTGACATGGAAGAGTTTCAGCCGAGCAGCGACAAGGGACAGGATCAGGCGTTCTTGTGGGAATGGGTGTGGGACAAGGTAAAGGACGGCGAACTCACAGTCTGCGTTCACGATCCGTTCTTTCAGAAGTCCCCGTTTCCCGAAGGGGCAAAGCGCGGAGAAGAGAACGGTGGTGTGTGGTTTGTAGGACAGTGCTTTGATGAAAATGAAAACCACAACAGCGATTCCGATATTGCTGTATTGCAGAAAGCAGAAACACCATGATTGATCCGTGCCTGACCCACATCCCTATTCTCGCAAAGTGCATTTCCAAATTTGGTGGAAATGTGATTGAGTTTGGTACGGGAATGGGTTCAAGTCCTGTCATGTGTACTCTTGTTGAAGGCGAGTTGTGTTCGTTTGAGTCTAATGAATCGTGGTACAACATGATGAATTCTGGAGTTCACGGGAAGAACCTGTGGAAGAAGCCCAACCACAATCTACACTTCGTTCCCAACGGAAATTGGGATGCGGTGTACGATATTGTTGACTGGAACAAGCACTGGAGTATTGCTTTTGTGGATCACGCGCCTGGTGAGCGGCGCATCACGGACATCTTGCGTCTGAAGGACAAGGTTGATGTGATACTGTATCACGATTCCGAAGAGCCATCATACGGATGGAAGCAACTAGAGGGACACTTCAGTTCTGTCTATGACTACGATGTTTTCCCCGTAACGACTACAGTGGTCAGCAACAAGTACGATTTGCAAGCGGTGCTTGGATGAAAACAGCGGTAATCATAGCAGGAGATGCACGAACCTTTCGTGACTGCTATCCCTCGCTCAATGCCTGCATTCTTTCGCAGAACAACTGCGACTTATTTCTCCACCTGTACAAAGACGAGAACACGGAAGAAGTCCTGAAGATGTATTCTCCAAAGCGATTTGTTTTAGAAGAGAAGTCTTCTGTTTCATTTCCTGTTCCTCCTGCTTGCGAGACAAATAAGCCACCAGAGGTAAACGCCTTTGGTGTGATGTGCCAATGGCGAAACATAGAGATCGCTTTTGGATTGGTAGACAGAGAATACGATTGCGTGCTGAAGACACGATATGATTTGAAGTATACGAACCCCCTCCGTCTTGAAAACTTCAGCATGGATTGCCTGAATGTTCCTCTTGGTGGTGATTGGAGAGGAGGACTGTTTGATATGGTTGGATTAGGTTCTCCCGCAATCATGTCCAACTACTGCTCCCTGTTTGGTCGTATCGGCGCGTATTGTGAATCGGAAGTTCCCTGCCATTCTGAAATACTGAATCGCTACAACAATCAAAGCGTTTCCGTGAATCGTTTTGAGTACACTGTACTTCTCCGCAGGGAATTTGATCGTGGCTACATAGAAGACAGAGTTTTCACTTTGAGGTGACCCGTGATTGATATTGTGACCCTTTCTTGCAATGATGACCCCATGTATTGGGAGTTTTGGAATCCCATTTCCAAACACTGGAAGCAGAACTTCGGGATTCATCCCGTGCTGTTCTATTACGGAAAGGGCAATCCTTCTCTGTCCGAAGAACACGGAACCGTTATCTATCACGATGCCATAGAAGGCGTTCCCGACTACATTGCTGCTACATGGGGACGGTTTTGGGTTACCAAGTTTTTCCCCACCAAGATGTGCCTGATCAGCGATATTGATATGTTTCCTCTGTCGCGCAAGTTCTTCTTGGAAACCGCAAATCCCCGCGTTGATTGCTACACGCACCTGAATGCAGATGCGTATCATGTTGGGAATTTTGAGTGTTGGAAGAGCGGTGGCATCACGGTTCCCGTGTGCTACCATTTGGCTACGGCAGAAATGCTCAACGCGGTGTACCGTTTCTCTGAATCGTATGCCGATGAGATGACCAAACTAATGAACCGAGACTACAGCGAGTACGAGAGCGGTTTTGCCACCACGCCAGAAGCACATCTGCAAAAGGCAAGTGCTGCCAACGGCGGTATGTGGGGAATAGATGAAATGTACTCCACCTCTCTGTTGAGGGAATACTATCGCGCAGGCGGTTCTGTTGCCACAGGTCAGCGGATCTTGCCGCAAAACCGATTGTGTAGATCGCGCATCGGTATTCAAATTTCTGCGTTTGGTGCGGGAACGCATATTGACTTCCATTCACTTCGTCCGTATACTGCTTACGCAGCGGACATACAGCATCTCTTGGAAAGAGGCACGGCATGAGGATAGAATGCGTTTTGTTTGATCTTGATGGCGTTCTTGTTGATGCCTGTGAATGGCACTATCAAGCACTGAACGAAGCCCTACAAGAAATCGTGGGTTTTCAAATATCACACGAAGACCATGTTTCCAAGTATAACGGATTACCAACAGCAGTCAAACTACGAATGCTTGGAATCGAATCTTGCACGGCATCACGAATCGAAAACTTGAAGCAGATAAAGACACTTGAGATGATAGCGGATCAGGCAACAGTGATGCCAGAAAAACAGGAACTGCACTCGTACCTGAAAAGCCAAGGCATCAAGATAGCCTGTGTGACGAATTCCATCCACATCACGGCTACAGCCATGCTTCGGCAGACAGGACAGATCAAGTTCATGGATCTTATCGTGAGCAACGGGGATGTTCCCAACAACAAGCCGTATCCCGATTGCTACAACTTTGCGGTGAAGACTCTTGGTGTCGATCCGTCTGCGTGTCTGTGTGTTGAGGACTCGCCCAAAGGGGTTGCCGCTGCCCGTGCATCGTGTGTCCCGAATCTGTGGGTTGTTGCAAACCCATCAGAAGTCACTCTTGAGAACTACAAGGAGATTGTGAAATGAAGATCCTTATTCCTATGGCTGGCGAAGGCAGCAGATTTGCAAAAGAAGGATACACCTTTCCGAAGCCACTGATTGATGTGGACGGAAAGCCCATGATCCAAAAGGTGGTTGAAAACCTTAAGTTCCCCGCAGAGTTCATCTTTCTTGTCCGCAAGGAGCATCTGCAAAAGTACGAAGGGCTTCTGACCACTCTGCTCCGCATTACGGGCGGACGCTTCAAGATTGTTGAGGTTGATGGGCTGACCGAAGGTGCTGCTTGCACTGCTCTATTGGCAAAGGAACACATCAACAACGATGATGATCTGCTGATTGCAAATTCCGATCAGATAATCGAATATCGTCCCGAGAATTTCATCACGATGAAGAACCTGACATCGGTGGATGGGATCGTGTTCACATTCAACGCGGTTCACCCCAAGTGGTCATTTGCAAAGATTGATGGTGCGGGTTTCGTGTCTGAAGTGGCAGAGAAGATTCCCATTTCAAATGTAGCAACTTGCGGGATATACTGGTATCGGCGGGGAAAGGATTTCGTTGAGGCAGCGGAAAGCATGATTGCCAAGAATATTCGCGTCAACAACGAGTTCTACATCGCCCCCGTGTACAACGAGATGATATCCACAGGCAAGACGGTGATTCCTTTCTATGTTCAAGAGATGCACGGAATCGGCACTCCCGAAGACCTGAACGCATTCTTGGCAAAAACGGTTCGATAAGCCATGAAGATCATATCACACCGAGGAAACTTGACTGGGAGAAATCCCGAACAGGAGAATCATCCGTCATACATTCAGGCAGCGATAGATGCTGGCTACGATGTTGAGGTGGATGTGTGGTATGTGGATGGCGAGTATTACCTTGGACACGATTCCCCGCAGTACCGAGTTTACGGAACTTGGCTGAAGGAACTTCAAGAAGTGCTGTGGTGTCACGCAAAGAATGCTGCTGCTCTTGAGCAAATGCTGTCTGCGGGACTCCACTGCTTCTGGCACGAAACCGACCGATATACTTTGACTAGCAGAGGGATTCCTTGGTGCTATCCTGACAACCACATGGCGGGAGGCATCACTGTGGTGAAGGACTACCCTGCGGATTACCATCTGCCAGTAGATGCACTTGGAGTGTGTACGGATTATCCCGAAGATTGGAGAAAAAGATGAACAAGCCGCTGATCCTAGCCTCGCATTATTCAGAAAATTTGACATGGTTGGTGAATCAGACCGAATACGATTTCGTGGTCTACTCCAAAAACGAAACAGAGGTTTCTAAGTACGGTATCTCTCCCGAGCGAGTTGTGCTGCTTCCCAACAAAGGAAAGGAAACCTCTTCGTATCTGAAGTTCATCATTGATCGGTACGATTCGTTTCCTGACCATGTTGCTTTCTGTCACGGACACGACACTGCTTGGCATCAGGACAGAACAGTTCTTGAAGCACTTGAGGATTATCATGGGCAGGAGTTCTATACCCTCAACAATCCGTACTACCGTAATCTGTTGTTTGAAGGATGTCCTGATCAGATTGTTTGGGATCAAATGAAACTGGCGTGGCACTGTATTGATTTGCCGTTCCCATCTAAACTTGAACACACAATGTCAGCACAGTTCGTGGCTCCCCGAGAGTCCATTTTGAGAAACCCTCTGTCGTTCTATCAGAAGTGTTACGATTGGATCATGGATCAGACTGAACTGAATGATTTGCGTTTGGGCATCATGTTTGAGCAGTTGTGGTACTATTTCTTGACACATAAGACTGTGGAGCCACGCCTCTGCTCCCGCACCACAGTCGAAGAACGCGGTATAGTCTTCAATGTATGATTATCTGATTGTTGGTTCTGGACTGTTTGGCGCAATATTTGCGCGACAGATGACTGATGCGGGTGCGCGTTGTCTTGTTGTGGACAAGCGCAATCACATCGGCGGGAACTGCTACACCCGTGATGAAGGCGGAATCCATGTTCACGAATACGGTCCACACATATTCCATACGAGCAGCGACCGCGTATGGGAATACATGAACAGGTGGACGCGGTTCAACCATTTTGTGTACCGCCCTCGCGTAATCCACGGAGACAACCTGTATTCGTTCCCCATCAATTTGCTAACTCTGTATCAATTGTGGGGCGTGAAGACTCCGCAAGAAGCACGGGACAAACTTGCACAAGTACGGATTGCCATTCCACATCCATCTAATCTTGAGGAGTGGGTGCTATCTCAAGTGGGAGAAGAGATTTACGAGAAGTTTGTGAGGGGCTATACGACAAAGCAATGGAACCGAGATCCAAAGGATCTTCCTGCGTCCATCATCAAGCGGCTTCCCATTCGGCTCACTTACGATGACAACTACTTTGAAGACAAATATCAGGGCATCCCTGTTGACGGATACACGCCAATCTTTGAAAAACTCTTGAGTGGCATTCCCGTTGAGACAGGAGTTGATTTTTTAAGAGATCGTGATCGTTTTGAGGTCATGGCTCGAAAGGTTGTGTACACGGGAGCAATAGACGAATTCTTTGGTTCCGATCTGGGTAGTCTTGAATGGAGAAGTCTGCGGTTTGAACACCAGACGCTACAGATTCCCGACTATCAGGGAGTCGCAGCAGTAAACTATACGGATGCGAAAATTCCGTATACCCGTGTGGTGGAACACAAGCATTTCATCTTTGGAAAACAGGATCACACAGTCATTACCCGTGAGTATCCGCAGAACTGGGACAGCACAAAAGAGAAGTTCTATCCTGTCACAGACGATAGAAATAACCAACTGTATATTCAGTACAAGAACAGGATCGACACCGACAGATACATATTCGGTGGTCGCTTGGCAGACTACAAGTATTACGATATGCACCAAGTGGTGGGGTCTGCCCTGACACGCAGCGAAAAGGAAATTGAGCGATGAAAGCACTAGTAACAGGTGGAGCGGGTTTCATTGGATCGAATCTTGTGGATCGTTTGGTGGCAGATGGACATGATGTCACGGTGATCGACAACGAATCATCCGATGCACATGATCAGTTCTACTGGAATCCTGCTGCTAAGAACTACAAGCACGACATCAATGACTACACGATGGTTCGCAGACTGTATGAGGGTGTGGACACGGTTTTTCACCTTGCTGCGGAAGCGAGGATTCAACCGTGTATTGAAGATCCGCTCAAGGCGGTGGAAGCCAATATGCTTGGTACAGCCAGCGTGTTGCAGTGCGCTCGGGTGTGTGGTGTCAAGCGAGTAATCTATTCGTCCACATCATCGGCATATGGTCTGAAGAACACCCCTCCTCTCGTTGAAACCATGCCCAACGATTGCTTGAACCCGTACTCAGTTTCCAAGACTGGTGGAGAAGAGTTGTGCAAGATGTATTCCAAACTGTACGGACTGGAGACAATCATCTTCCGTTATTTCAATGTATACGGTGAGCGTCAGCCCCTGCGTGGGCAGTATGCGCCTGTGATCGGAATCTTTCTGCGTCAGCGGGCAGCAGGAGAACCAATGACTATTGTGGGTGACGGTGATCAGCGGCGAGATTTTACTTATGTGGGTGATGTAGTGGAAGCAAACATCAAGGCATCGGAGTTCACTGCTCCAGAGTACAGTGTTCATGATGTTGGAAGTTGTCGGGTGTATACTAATTGGGAGTGGGGTCAGATTTACAATATTGGAACAGGAACAAATCACTCTGTTAATCAAATAGCCTCCATGATGGGTGGAAAAACAGTAAACATTCCTCCTCGCCAAGGTGAGTCTAGGATTACCCTAGCCAACGCAAACAAAGCAAAAGAACATCTTGGATGGACTCCGAAAGTTCGTCTTGAAGACTGGATCGCCGCGCATAAATAACCGTACAAGGAGATCGTGACCAATGTCTACAGTATGCCTCTCTATGATCGTCAAGAACGAAACCAAGATCCTGCATGAGTGCTTGGACTCGGTTCATCCCCACATCGACTACTGGGTGATCGTGGATACAGGCTCCACGGACGGAACGCAGGAGTACATCAAGAAGTACTTTGCCGAGAAGGGCATTCCTGGCGAACTCATTGAACGCCCTTGGGTGAACTTTGGACACAACCGCACTGAAGCACTTGACCTCTGCACAGGCAAGGCAGACTATGCGTGGATGATTGATGCGGATGACCGCGTGGTTGGTGGATTCAAGTATCCACACGGGAAGAACATGACCGCAGACGCTTACGCCATCAAGTGCGGACGCGAAGGCTGCGTGTGGTGGCGCAACCAAATCTTCAAGACAGGCATCGGTTGGAAGTATGTGGGCGTACTGCACGAATACGCTCACTGTGACAAGCAGCCTCTCCATCAGGAGAAGATTGAGGGAGAGTACTACCTTGAGGCTCGTACTCTTGGTCAGGAGCGCAACGGCGGGGTCACTCCCGTGGAGAAGTACTCCAAGGACGCTGAACTCCTAGTGGAAGCCCTCAAGACAGAGCCGAACAACTCACGGTATCAGTTCTACCTTGCACAGTCGTATTTTGACTCGCAGCAGTGGGACAAGGCTATCGAAGCGTACTACAAGCGGGTTGAGATGGGCGGATGGGAAGAGGAGTGCTACTACTCCCTGTTCCGCGTTGCCCTTTGCGAAATCTCCAAGGAGTCTGCCTGGCCAGTGGTTCAGCAGAAGTTCCTTGATGCATACGACTACCGACCCTGCCGTGCCGAACCTCTCCATGCCATAGCGCGTTTTCTTCGGATGAACGGGCGACCACGGGCGGCTTACCTTTTTGCGAAGGAAGCCGCCCAGATCCCGTACCCACAGCACGACATCCTGTTCATCGACACGAATGTGTACAAGTGGATGGCACTGGATGAACTCGCTGCCACCGCGTTCTATGTGCATGACTACAAGAGCGGTTTTTCTGCCTGTGAAGCCCTCCTGAAGCAGAACAGACTGCCAGAGGGTGAAGTGGAGCGAAATCAGAAGAATCATGCTGCCTACCTTGAGCGTTTGCAGCAGATTGGTGCAGCACAAAATCAACTAGTGCAGACACCACAGACGCTAAAGGTTGCGCCCACAGCATCCCCCTCTTTACTAAATACTGCTGGAGAGCAGAAGATCAAGAGTTTCAAGAAGCGGAGGAAGTGATGGCTAGAAACAGTCTATCAGGAAAAGGCAAGGGCGGATTCTCAAGCGCAAAGACCCGCCGCGCAAGAAAAGCAGCCGTAATGATCAAGAGCGCAAATCGCGCTCGTAATGCAGCAGCAAAGGCACGATAATGGCATCAGCGTACTACGACATCAACGCACAGCAGCACTCCACTCTGAACTTTCATGCAGAGTACTACGATGACAACGGTGATCCTGTTGATCTGACAGGATACACTGCGCGGTTCCATGTGCGCCCAAACAATGACTCGTCCAAAATGTACTTGATGATTACCACATCAGGCGTGACCAGTGGCGGCTCCACAGGAGAGTTCGGAGCCACTCAAGGCATTAGTGGCAGCGGTGGCATCTCTCTCAACACGGGTGAAACGGGTGCTGCACTCACAGGAGGAATCCTCATCACTGCTGATGCCACCACAATGGGTTATGTTCGTTCAGGATCATGGAAATATTCTTTGGACATCACCAAGGGTGTCACTACGGATGAACTGATGCAAGGACAGTTCGTGGTGGCTCCAAAGAACACCCGATGAAACTAAAAGTAAAAGAAACTGCATACACCGTAAAGCCGAAGCAAGCAGAAGGAAAACTGGTTGTTTGGTACAGCACCTTCACCGTGAAGCCAAAGCCTCGGGGTGTGCAGATTTACAAAAACGATCTTGCCTCTGTTCTGAAGCACGACCGCCGCTACGGTGTACGGATTCAAAAACAAAAGAACACACTAATACTGAAGCAGTGGGATTGACTCTCCTGCTTCTTGTGATACAATCCCCTCAAAGGAGACTTCATCATGGACAAGCCTACACTTGGTTTCTATTGCATTCCCGACACAGGCGCAACTGCTCCTGCATTCGCAACAGACGGCTCTGCGTGTTTTGATATCTGTGCGCGTTTCCACCACGATCCCGAAAACTCGGAAGCGGATTGGGAAGCCCACAAGCCCGTGGTCGCCTACGGTCCGCAGAACATAAAGAGCGAAATCTATCCCACGCAGGGAGTGCTTGATGTTCCTGCGGGATGGCGGTTCCTCATCCCCACGGGACTCATCCTAGACATTCCTGAAGGCTACTCGGTGCGCCTCCATGCCCGTAGCGGACTTGCCCTGAAGGAGGGCTTGGTGCTTGCGAACGCGGAGGGCGTGATTGACTCTGACTACACCGATGAACTAAAGGTGATGGTGACCGCCATGAGCAACTGCTTGGTGAGCATTCCCAATGGATCGCGCATCTGCCAAGGCGAACTGGTGCGGAATCAGCCTGTGGAGTTCAGCAAGATTGACCACCCCCCACTGAAGAAGACGCAGCGTGAAGGCGGATTCGGCAGCACGGGACAGTTTTCATGGGACGCTAACAAGGGAGTTTAACATGACGCGAGAAGAACTACTAGCCTTTCACACCGAACTGTGCGGTGCAGCCCGTGAACTGATGAGCAAGAAGAACCGCGACTACGCAGGCAAGGAAGGCACGGAGCCGTTTGCGAACTTTACCCGTGTGGAGTCTATGGGCATTTGCAAGACAGAGCAAGGTTTCATGGTGCGGTTAACTGACAAGATGAGCCGCCTGTCGTCTTTCATCCACGCGGGAAAGATGAATGTGCAGGACGAGTCTTTTATGGACACCTGTGTGGATGTTATTAACTACATGGTGCTGCTTGCTGCATATTTGAAAGAAAAGGAGTCTTCAAATAATAGCAAGGGTATTGATTCAAATAATAGTGGCGGTAAGATTGGGGCATGATTCGTCACCTTGGCTACGCCTGTCAGAACCTGTCGCTTGCCGAAGGGAGGCGACCAAAGGATCGGCTGTTCACCGACCGCACCCTGCGGATGGACGGCTTTTCGTTGGAGCGTGTGGGAGAACTCGGTGCGCGGAACGCCGCCGATCTGCTCCCCATCCTCCAATGGAATGTAGCGAACGGCATCAAGTTCTTTCGTATCGGCAGCGGGATGTTTCCGTTCATGGATCACCCCACGCTTGGCTACGAGATCACGGACTTGCTGCCTGAACACGAAGCCTCCATCCGCGCATCACTCATTCAGGCGGGATGGTTTGCGAAGCAGAACGGGATGCGCCTGTCGTGCCATCCTGGTCCGTACACTTGCATTGCCTCGCCTGATCCGCACACTGTGGAGAAAAGCATCAAGTCTTTGGCTATGCACTCGCTCATTCCCGACATCTTGGGCTATGGTGACGAGTTTGCCATCAACATCCATATGGGCGGCGTGTACGGCGACAAGCACAAGACGGCGGATCGTTTCCTCCGCGAGTTCTCCCGACTGCCCCACACCATCAAGCGGCGGCTCACACTTGAGAACGATGACAAGCCCTCAATGTGGAGCATGACGGAACTGTACAAGGAAGTTGCCAAGTACTGCACGGTAAAGTTGGTGTTGGATGTTCACCACCACCGCTTCTGCCATCGGGAGTCGCTGCGCGAAGCCGCTGACATGGCGTTCCGTACATGGCAGGGATTCTGTGAAATCCCGAAGGTTCACTACTCGGAGTCCAAGGCGGGAGCGCGACCGCAAGCCCACTCGGACTACATTCGTGAAGAGATTCCTGTACTGTCGGACACCGTTCAGTACGATGTGATGATCGAAGCCAAGGCAAAGGACTTGGCACTGCTTGAATACAGAAAGGTTCACACACCATGTTTGGTTTGATTCTCTCTACCGTGCTTTTTGCTGCTCCCGTTGACGGCAAGGCTGCTCCTGCTCCCCGCGTTCCCGCTCCCGTGGAGTGCTACACCGTTGACAATCTCTTGGATGCCATGTACTCTGTTGAGTCCAATCGGGGCAAGAATCTCGTTGGTGACGGCGGGAAGGCGATTGGTCCGTACCAGATTTGGCGTGAGTACTGGCAGGACGCTGTGGAACACGACAAGTCCATCGGCGGGAAGTACGAAGACTGCATGAACAAGGCGTATGCCGAAAAGATCATTCGTGCGTATTGGGCGCGATACGCCCCGAAGGGCGCGACCCTTGAGCAGTTGGCGCGTATCCACAATGGTGGACCGCGTGGACACAAGCGCAGCGCGACCGTGAAGTATTGGAATAAGATTGTAAAGGAGATGACCAAGTGAGCAAGCCATTCGGATATTCGTACTACCTTGATATGTACCGTTGCCGCACAGGAGCAGCGGATGACTTGGAGTTGCACTACCGCTTTCTTGAGCGCGTGGTGGACAAGATCGGCATGACCCGCATGAGTCAGCCCATCGTGATTCACGCGCCAACTGTATTCGGTGTAGAAATGTACCCCGAAAAAGCAGGAGTGAGTGGATGGATTCCACTTATTGAGAGCGGAATTCAGATTCACTCCATTGAACCCACTCACTTCATCACGCTTGATGTGTATTCGTGCAACAAGTTTGACAAGCAGATCATTCTTGACTACGCACGGGAGTGCTTTGGCTTTCAGCAGCACGAAGAGCGGTACTTTGAGCGCGGCGTTGGATACGGGGACATCTAATGAACACACACCGCATCATCACGGGTGACTGCATTGAGGGCATGAAGACGCTGCCCGATGGCATTATCCACACTTGCATCACATCCCCACCGTACTTTGGACTCCGCGACTACGGTGGCGGGGACAGCGAGATCGGACAGGAGGACACCGTTGACGGCTATGTGCAGAAGATGGTGGAGGTGTTCCGCGAGGTGCGCCGTATCCTGCGTGATGACGGTACGCTGTGGCTGAACCTTGGCGACTCGTACATGAGCGCAAAGAACTGCGCCCCGCCCCCACAGACGCAGGGCGGTCAGCGCGGAATGCCTTCAGACTTTGTTCCTGCTAATCGCAAGGATCAGAAGGGGCTGAAGACAAAGGACTTGATCGGCATTCCGTGGCGCGTAGCGTTTGCGCTGCAAGCGGACGGGTGGTATTTGCGGCAGGATATCATTTGGAACAAGCCCAATCCCATGCCCGAAAGCGTGGAAGACCGCTGCACGAAGGCGCATGAGTACATCTTCCTACTGTCCAAGAAGCCGAAGTACTACTACGATCACGAAGCAGTCAAGGAACCTGCTCGTAACTGGGGAACCCGTGATCGCTCCGAGATGCGTGACGGAACCACCGATCCCAAACTGAAGCACCACGGGCTACAGGGCAAGGAATGGGAAGAGAATCCCATGAAGAACAAGCGGTCGGTGTGGACTGTGAACGCCAAGGGTTACAAGGGCGCACACTTTGCGGTGTATCCCGAAGACCTGATCGTGCCGTGTGTGCTTGCAGGATGCCCCGTGGGAGGCACGGTGTTTGATCCATTCACTGGCAGCGGCACCACGGCTGTGGTGGCAATGAAGAACAATCGGCACTACATCGGGACTGAACTCAATCCTGAATATGTGAAGATCGCAGAAGAGCGGATTAAAGAATCCGTTCCACAAACCCTAGAAGGAGTATTTGAATGAGCAAGTTCAAGCCTATTGGAAAATGGATTTGGGTGCAGTCGCACCTTGGCGGTCAGAAGGAAACCGAAGCAGGCATCATCTACAATGAAGTAGTCAAAACCCAGTACATTTGGGGTACGGTTGCCGCAATCGGTGATAAGATAACGGAAGACATCAGGGTTGGAGACAAGGTTCTGTGGGATCGCACCAAGAACCAAGGTCAGGGACATGATGGCAGGGACATGGTTCATCAGGACTGGATTGCACTCGTTGAGCGTTAAGGAGCATCGTGGACTTCTACACTTCCGTTGACATTCGTGGCAAGAACATCCTGTATCGTGGATGGAAGAACGGGCAGAGACAGCATCTCCGCATCCCGTTCTGCCCTACCCTCTACATCCCGTCCAAGGACACGGGAGAGTTCACCACCATCAACGGCAAGCCCGTGCAGCCCATTCAGTTTGACGGCATCGGGGAAGCCCGCGAGTTCATTGACCGTTTCAAGGATGTCTCCAACTACGACATCTACGGAAACACCAACTTTGTGTACCAGTACCTTTACAAGGAGTTTCCCAATGAAGTTGATTACGACTTCAGCAGCCTCCGCATAGCCAACTTGGACATTGAGACATCGTGTGACGGCGGTTTTCCCACGCCATCCGCTCCCACCGAGCGGGTCATTGCAATCACGATCTCAATGGGTGACAAGACCTATGTGCTAGGCTTGGGAGACTTTCATATTGACGGCGAGGGAGTTTCCTGCATTCCTTATGATGACGAGCAAGAACTGCTTGCAGGGTTCATTGAACTTTGGAGGTTCCTTGATCCCGACATCGTGACAGGATGGAACATCCGCTTCTTTGATATTCCGTACCTAGTGGCGCGGATGAACTACCTTGAAGAAGGATGGGGGAACTCCCTCTCGCCGTGGGGCAAACTCCGCGAGACTGTGGTGAATCGCATGGGACGCGACCAGACCGCGTATGTGATCAGCGGTGTTGCCACGCTTGACTACTTTGAACTGTATCAGACTTTCACCTATGTGAAGCAGGAGTCCTACTCCCTCAATCACATTTCCAAGGTGGAGTTGGGCGAAGAGAAACTGTCGTATGCGGAATACGAAACCATTCAGGAGTTCTACACACAGAACTTTCAGAAGTTCATGGAGTATAACTTCCAAGATGTGCGGCTCGTTGATCGCCTTGAATC